CGCCATCGGGATACTTTCCTCACGGAGTTCCCTTGCGCGCTCTTTCAGCTCGCTTAATACCCGTTCAGCCTCATCAACATTACGGTCAGCCTCAGCTAAATAAGAGCACAATGCGCTTACTTCTGATAGAGTTGTCATTTCTTAGTTTTCCTTTCAGTTTAACGAATTTTAATTTTTAACTTGATGTATCTTCCTAAGTTCTTGTCCCAGCGTAACACATAGAACTCTTTCGTCATCTCATTAAGTAACGCACCAACAACAGCTATGATAGCAGGATCGCCTAAACAAACAACGCTATCCCCTCTCTCATAATTGTATTCTTTTAAGCCCTCTTTAAGCTGAGCAACAAGATCTCCAGTAGCAAAGAATGAAGTCTGCGCTGGCATTAAGATTTTAATCTCTCCATGCTCACTCGCTGGTGCAACATTCACGCTTGGTACCATAACCCCAGTGGCTTTATCTCTCCGCAGTGGGATCTGCGTGACATACACAATTGTTTTAGACATTAATCGCTAACCTTTCTTAGTTAATTTCTTTTCCGAATTATAACGTTTTTATTATATTTCGGTTAATCTTATCTTATTAGCTTGCCGCTGTAATTGTCGCTATCGATCAACTTTTTAATAACCGCGCAGTCGTGCACGATGTCGTCTAGAAGGATATTGCGCCAAGTACCAAAGCGACCAAGACTATAAATTCTATGTTTGATAGATGTATCATAAATGAAGTTCCTTCTCCAACCTTCCTCGATCGATGCTATTTTACCGAACTTCTGACTAACGCTGTCCAACTCATCTATCTGATGCTCCCAGATACCGAACGAGTCGAAAACAGTTTCAATATCAGCACCGCCAAGTTCCTCTAAATACTCAACGATCAATAAATCGCCAGTAATGCTAGCGCGATAAACGTTTAATTCTGGAGAGGGATAATAAATCGTCTGGTAGACTTTAGAATCTTTTATCCGATAACGCTTAACCTTAATCTCGCTATATTTAAACTCTGGGGCTTCTACCTTTAGAACTCTAGCAAGGATATTCATCGGTATTGTGCTAATAACAGCGCAGTCGGGCTCGCCGAATTCGTATTTAGTTTCCCAGCTTATGCGATTTCCGCACCTATCAATTAACTGCTCAATTAAATTCTCTGGGGCGATATAGCGGTTAGAAGTTTCAATATTCCATATGCTTCTATCCGCGAAGTGTCCGACTACTTTAAAACTATAATTATTGGCGAGCTGAATGTTAGGCTGTACGAACTGACCTAAATGGTAAATTCCTTTCCGCACGCTAACCTTTTTAAACTCGATCCCCGTCGCATTACTTACTGCGTCTGTCCTAAAACGCAATAGTGCTCTATGATTAAGTTGGTCTTTACTTCCTGCTTCAACAATCTCAGCATTCGGAAATATCGCACCAGCAATAAGTCCGCTCAGCCCTGCGCCAATAATTTTAGTTTTCATGATTTAGTATTTCCAAGTAGCAAGTTTCTCAGCCCACATGAATGACTTTTGAAGGTCTGTGATACTCATGTTCGCGAAAATAACCAAGTTCTGGTTCTGTAAGTTTGCATCGCGCAATTGATACAGGTTATTTAATAGGGCAGAATAATCTGTCTTAATCGCCTCTAATAGTTCGTTGCCTGTATTTTCTGTACCGACGAACGCTGTTCCAAGAGGAATAACAGTTTGCGCTTCTTGCTGTTCTGCTTTCGGCTCTTCAAAGAATTCATAAGGCTTGCCGTCTGAGTTTACTAATTTTTTATCAGTCATTTCTTTCTCCTTTATATTTACGATCAACATTGACCAACGAACGAATTCGGTAGCCGTCCCACAACTTAACTTCTAATAAAGCGTTACATGAGTCGTGCCCCTCTTCAGGCTCGTATTCAGTATACGTCTGACGATACGGACTTGGCTCTGCTAAATACCTAAAACAATCGCCCCTCGCCTTACAACGAAAGTTCGCACACAAACTAATGTCGGGCATTACTCACTCCAGTGGCGAATATCGTCTACAAAATCAACCAATATGTTCGCAGCAATGAACAATGGAACTGATACTGCCACAATCGTGAAAGCAGGTAAAATCCAAATCGGGAATGTCCACTTTAAAACTTTTGCTAACCTAGTATTCAACATATCTCTCCTTAAAAATGGTGGGACTACTAACATAAGATTTTTGTTATCCGTCGAAAGATAATGCTTTCGTCCCATTGAATGGTGGAGCTTCTGTATTGGTTAATGTAAAGTTGAGCACAATACATTGTTTAAAAGAACACAGAAGCCCCATAACTAAAAAAACGTCTCAATAATATATTCAATCAACATGCAAAGCCAAATCATAATGATTATGCTAATCACGTTCTTGCTCCAAGATCTGCTCAGTTAGATCTTCTATCGTTGCACGATTTAAGTGCTCCATAATATCTACGTTATTACATGTGGTTTCTATTCGGGTTATTTCTACTGTCCATGAAGTAGGACTATCACCCGTGCCTAGTGGATCAGTCTCCATCTCAACAACGTAAGTGACAAACAGCTCAAAATCATCAACAGTAAAATAATTGCTGTCTTTGTATTTCTGATATGGCATACTTTAACCTTTCTTAGTTTTCTATACCGAACCGAATAATTTATTCGGTTAGTTCTTAAGACTTAATTCTACTCTTTATTGGGCGAGCGTAAACCCCTATTTTAAAATTCTTGCCCAGACTCTTGCATGGTAGTCTTGGTTAATTGCTTCGCGTATCCTAGCACGCTCTTCCTCTAACGAAAGAACGTTTTTACGCTTAAGGCTAGGGCTGAATTTTTTAGATAGTTCGCCTAACCACGCTTTTCGCTTCTCTGTAAACATGTCTTTGTTCATTTTAAATGTCCTTTAATTTTAATGTTACGTTTTTCTCTGCTGCCTTTTTTGCAGCTTCTAAAGAAATGAATTAGCGAAATGTTCCTGATAAATTCCAAAGCATGTCGAAGCCCTGCCACACTTCAGCGATCACTTCATCGCTCTCGTTTACTAAGTAATGCTTAAAATAACCTGATTGTTGCCATCTCATTATTTTCTCCTATTCTGATTTGACTTCGCACGCTTACATGCCATGCAATCCGATCTTAAATAGCCTAGCTTTTTACTGGCTAGGTAAAAATGATCTTTTCTTAAAACCATGTTACAGCTTTTACACAACTTTAGATTATCGCTGTTCATTTTTACTCCTTAATGCTTTCTCAGCCCAATAAGCTCCAGCAATAAATATTTCTCTATCTACAATTACATTTTTATTATCTTCAATTTTATCAATTCCTACTTCTATCTCATCATCCGTTAATCCTTGCCATTGATGAGGGTGGGTGTAGAGTGGAATGTTCCAATTTCCAGCATACGAATTTTGAAACTCATGTGCTTTTTTTAATTCATGCGTAATAAAACATTCATTTATATCTTGTTTAGGGTCAAGCCAACCCACAGGTTCTTGCGCTGGTTGTTCTACTTGCCATCCTTCACATTCACATACATATCTTCCAGCACTATGACTTGCATCCCTACAAAATCCATGTGGTGCATCGGGATGGTTGCTACATTCAACTTCTTGCGCTGGTTGTTCACGATTAAAATAAACTTCTTCGCCATCAATGTTTAATGTGCAAGCAGAACCATCAAGTGCGTATGACACTAATCTTGGTTCTGCTGGTTGTTCTAGTGCTTTTTCGCACGCATTGATTGCGCCTTTCACCCATGCAGTTTCATATACTCTGTCGTTGTTTAAACAATTTAAAACTTTTAATGCTTTGTGTATTGCTTTAGTTTGTTTGTTCATTATCAATTCCTTTTCTTTTAGCCCATGCTTTTTTTGCTGATTCAGACATTTTTAAACGCATCTCATCAGGAATTCCTTTTTTCCATCTAGCCGACATTTTGGCTTTAGTTAAATCTGACAATTTTCTTCCTGTTTGAACTTGTGACAATTTTTCTTTATGTTCTTCAGATAACAACTTTCCTTTGCGAGCAGTAGAAATTTTCTGTGCAACTTCTGGTCGTTTCATTGCATTATTGACACTCATTTTATTTCTTACTTCTTGTGAAGGATTAGATAGCCCTTCTCCGCCATCAGTCATATTTACAAGGGAATAACCTAAATCTTTAAAAAATTTAATTAAATATTTTTCTTGGTTTAGTACATCAATTTCATTTTCCCAACTATCTAATTTTTGAACTACTAAACCATGCTTTTCAACTGTTCTATGCCAATGTTGATTTCTACTTGCATAACTAAAATGACGGTTGCGCTGTCCTTTGCCAATATAAAATATATTCCCATCACTTTTTTTAAAGTGGGCATAAGTGAAATATGCTTCGTTTTTAGTCATTTAAACCTCCGCCATGTAGAAGCTAGGCACTTCGCGGTTACGCCAGCTGGCGATATGACGTTTGTGCTTGTTATAATAGGAGCGATAAGCTGTTATTGGGTTAGCATCTCGGCAATCATCGGGTAACGCTTGCGCGAACGACGTAAGACGAGATTTCTTAATCGAACTTGGGGCTTTACTTAGACCGATAATTATCTCTTCGCAGGCATGCTTTTTATTGTAGCGGTGGGTATATTCCGCGCACAGGGAAAGCCCTAAAGCGACTAACCATTCATAATTACTACTACTTTCCCTCGCCCAAACTGTGCAAGGGTGGTTAGGGTGCGTGGCTTTATAAGGAACTTCCTCGTTCCCCATTAGACGATTAACAGTACAGAGCATCTGCGCAGTCTCGAGGGGCATTTTAACTACGTGCTTATCCATATGCATTTTAGCACAGGTCGCTGGGTTAGTATCTAACGCGAATATGTTCATTGCCCGATCTCCTGAAAAATAATATAGTAGGCTAGGATTAAAGTTACCGAGTAAATTATTCCTATTAAAATGATCTCGCTGTTTTTCATAATTAACCTTTCTTAGTTTTAGCGTATAAATTATTAAGCATTTCCATTCTAATCATTTGAAAACAAGCATAGTACATCATTATAGCAACTCCCAGTTTTTACCTGAGTAATTCATATTGCGTTGGGCTTTGAGTTTACCGCGAAAGCGAATATGCGCGCCCATCGGTAAGTTAAGCGCACGGAACGCTTCTGCGACGCTACCGAATAGGTTGCCGTCTACCTTTACTGCGTTTTTGGTTAAACGTGCTTCACGCACGGCAGGGATAGACCAGCTTTCGCTGATCTTTTTAGCTGTCGCTTTGTGCTTGTCTTGCGCTTCTGGGGCGAGGGCAGGTAGAACTTTTGTTAGCTCTTTTTCTACTTCGGCACTGCCACCGCCCTCTTGCATCGCTTTTAAGACTTGCGCTTCGCCTGCTTTACGGCTCGCGAAACGCTTAATATTCTTGCCTGTTAACATGTTATACTCAGCCACTAGGTCAGCTGTGCTTAGGTCTTTAATTTCGCTTGGGTTTAACATTTTAGTTCCTTTCTAAGTTGTGAGTTTCGTACTACAGTAGAAATAATTCTACTCTATTTATTTCTACTGTAGGCATTTATTTTAAGCAATTTGACGAAGTCTGAAAAGGTTAGACACTAGGCGATGTGCACGGTCATTTCGCCCACCGACGTTCCAAGTCTTAATAGAATTTAAGCTAACGTCTGCACCTGTGTAATTGCGACCATTTTTCCAGTTATAGATCGTCGCTACAGTTCCGTCGCTAAACTCAATGCACCATTCAGCGTCCGTCTTATACCCGTCGCCTTCGCTGTGGGGCTCGCCTAGCAATTTTACTAGGTCATCATAATCTGCGTACAAATAACCTTGTAGAGAAGTTTCGCTCATATTTTCTGATTTAGTGAATTTCATTTTAATACCTTTCTAAGTTGTGAGTTGTGTAATTTCGTACTACAAGAACTATTTTACGCCACCTGCTTTTTGAACGCTACAATTATTTACATCAATTTTGACGATTTCTATTCTTTTTAAGTGCGCTGGCTTAGTAAAGGTTTGCGCTTTTATAACTGCGTCGCGTGCCATCGCTTCGGTAAAGAATTTCTGAGCACGATCGGGGTAGTAAGACCAGCTCATCCCGTCAAGGAATTTTTTACCCGCGTGCATCCGCAGCCCGTTCAAATTTAAAGTTACGATAAACATTTTATTTCTCCTGCGTTAATTCAGCGATGCGCTCATTATAAACTTCCTCGTTCTGCACAAGGTTGTAATAATACTCTTTAAGCGTTTCATCACTCTCCTCGTTTAAACCTTTTTGCCCAAACTTCCAGACGTATTTTAACTCGCTTACGAAATCTTCACAGCCTTCAAGGTAAATATCAATAATTTCTTTAATCAATGCTTCGCGGTTTAATGTTTTCATTTTTGGTTAAGCCTTTCTATAGTTTAATAAAGTAGTCGTGAAGGTCGTAAGCGTAGTCAGACCCATATTCGTCAATATTGTGCTCAAGGACTTCTACCATTAAACTGCGCTCGGCTTCCGTCATTGCCTTTTTATTAAGCGCAGGGATCAACGCTTCGTACTGGCTGGCGACTTCTTTACTAAAGTCATAACGCTCAAGAGCTTCGTTAACCAACGCTACTAGGTCAACGATCTCTTCACTACTTAGGTTTATTTTATAGGTTTTCATTTTGGTTCTCCAATGCGCTTAAAATAACGTCGTCTGCTTTGTATTTGCCTGTTGGGTCGTCGTTTAAAACAAAGCCAGTTTCTAACGTTTGCTTAAAATGATCTGCGCTCTGCCAGTCGCCGAAAATTCTGTGCTTATGATATAATTTGCCTGCTAGGTCGCCATCTAAAAAGCGAACGCTGTAGTTTACGATGTATTGGTTCATTTTATTGCCTTTCTTAGTTTGGGTTAAGGCGGTCGCCTTTCGACGACCGATTTTCTGGTTTTATGCTAATACTTCGTAAATCTGCTCTACGCGCTTCGCTGAGCCCTTAGTCCAGTCATGATTAACTCCGTTTTTGACCGCTGCCACATGAGAACGGGTAAAGAATAGGTAAGTGCGTCCGTCTGCCCAAACTGAACTGAAACGTTCTGGGTGATGCGTGGTCACGTTTTTACATTTAACGTGTACACCTGGATATTGAGCGATATAGTCTGAACTCATTACTTGCTCAGCCTTTTTACCGCCTAGCTCAAGAGCTTTCAAGATTTGGTAAATTGCTAATCCCTTGCCCTTTACGCGACCAGCTTTTTCGCACAGCGCGTGCGCTACGTCATAAGCGACGTCTAAAGCCACAGCCACAGCCTTAACTGAGCAATCATTAGTTTCCTCAATACTTAGACTTGCGTCTACTAATGAGTTGAATACTTGTGTTTTTTGCTTACTTTCTAGTCTGATACGTGCCATGATTTTCTTACCTTTCTAAGTTTTAAGTTTTCGTTCAGTTCCAACGTAAGATCTATTTTACGCCACAGGGTTTTTGAAAGCTACAAAAATCCGAACAGAAATGAAAGTATTTTGTATTTATTTTCTTATTGATTTATTTTTGACGATTTGTTTTTCTTATTATGATGAAAGTGGGGTGATGATCGGGGGGCGGTTTAGGACGATCGACGACCGATTTTCGGCTTTAGCACGGTCAACGCGGTCAGCTGGTTTACTCAGTAAAAACAAGGGCTTGCGTTAAAAATAGGCACGGGCAGGGATTTCCACACGGCCACCTGAGTTTTCTGTTTAGAATTATGGAGTTAAGTCATACTGACCTCGTTAACCTTGTTATATAAGACTTAGAAGAGAAATAAAATAAATAGGCATAGGGGAATATATTATATAAATAAATAGTTATATACGGTGGCGGTGCACGCGGTCAGCCACACGGTCAGAGGGAGATCTCTGTGCCTAGCTTGGGATTTGAGCCGACCGATGCGTTTACGTTTTTTCGTTTCCCCCTCGAAAATTTCTGAAAATGCGCTTTTTTCGGTGGCTGTTTGTGCTAAACGAAAGAAAAAGATCAATGTAAACAAACAACTTTAATTTTTTGTTAATGCTCGTTAGCGTGGCTAAAATCGGATTTTACGCTCATTTGAAATGGCAACTCTTGAATTATCGCGGTCAACGCGGTCAACGCGGTCAGTTGCTAAGTCGTTGTTTTTATTGAATTCATAGCACCAAAAATAAAATCGTGCTTGGGTAAAGGTATGCGACAGCCCAAAATAATTGGTTAAAAGTGGTTTTTGCGGGTCGCAATTTTAAAGCGCATAGCCCAAACGAAACATGTCGGTGAATCTTTTCGCTTACGCTTCGCTAAAATAATTATCGTGGTGCTTTACTTGCGTTCACGAAACAGGCAGAATAATTCAAAACAAAGACTTAAAAATTAAAAAGCCGACGATCGTCCGTCAGCCCAAGTCTTAGGTCGAAAGTCGTTCATCGCTTCGCCTAAACACTAAGCAACATCATCGGTGGTCGGTCGCTGGACCAAGCTCGTCGTGCTTCATCAGCGATCGCATGTCGTCGTTGGTCGGTCTGCTTAAGTTTTAAGTGTTGCGTCGGTCGTTGGTCGGTGTTGCTGTATCGCTAATGCTTCATCAACTCTCGTCTGGCACCGCTGGTCGGGTGACGGGGCGTCGATGTAGCGTTGACGGTGTTGGGTCGTCGGGTGTCGCTGTGACGCTCGGGTGTCGTCGGTCGGTGATCGTGTGGTGAACTGCGGTGTAGGTCGCTGGTGTTTCGCTGCTGCGCTGATCTGCTGTGGTGGCGCACCTCGCGTGGTGGGTCGGTCGTCGGTCGTGGGTCGGTGTTCGTGTAGCTTAGTTAGTATGCACTATCGCTACCAGCCAAGCCAGCTGGGGTACTATCGCCTAGCGTGTTACGTTGCCCGACCAAAACCTGACGCCACAGTTGTGGGGGTGTATGGGTCTGCGCTCT